AGACAATACAAATTTTGGTGAATCTGCCGCTTGTGGTGGAGGTAATTGTGAAGTGGTATGATCTATATAAAAGATGATTTTTTAGATGATAATTTAATTGAATTATTAAATGCCAATAAGGATAAATTCCAGGAAATAAAAACTCCTGGAAAATCCTTCTGGGTTAAAGAAGTTCCTAAGCCAATTGCTGATGTTATAAAATTTGAAATAGAAGATTTAGAGCATGCTAGAATAGTGCCCATATTATATTTTATGCGTGAAGCTAAAGAAGGACAAGATCACGATTGGCGTATTCACAATGATTCCATAATAGAAGGTCAACAACCAGATAGAGCTTGTGTATTGTTTATTTCTGATTGCAAGCAAGAAGGATTAAATGGTACAGCTTTTTGGGAGCATAAGAAGCATGGTGAAAAATTTGAAAGCGTAAGCATAGAAGAACAAAATAGATTATTAAATGAAGATGCTAATGATCTTGACTTATGGTATTTAAAATCAGTTATAGGACATAAAAAGAATAGATTAATATCTTATCCTTGTAATTACTTTCATAGTAAGTATCCTAATGAATTTGTAGATAGTAGAGTAGTATTTGTAATGTTTTATAAAATAAAAAAATGAAAGAAAACGAATTAGTAATAATGAGGAATAAGATAGAATCTTTAACTCGCATAGTAGATTTTATGTTAACAGAATTAGAGAATACTAAGACTATGTCTGTCGGCGTTTATCAATTAATAAAAGAAATGCCCGGTTATGAACACGCTATATCTTTAATATCTGAAAAAGCAAAAGAAGAACTTAAAGAAAAAGAGGAAACAGAAGAATAATAAAAGAGGGGATTCACTTATGTGGTCCCCTTCTTTTTTACGCAATCTTAGGTATGGTGCCTATTTTATTTATTTGCGTTTAATTTTCTAAACATTTCTAATTTCTTACGTCTTTCCTCACGTTTCTCTAAAACTTTTTCTCTACGTTTTTCTCTTTTCTCTAAAGCTATTTTACGTTTATATTCTCTTCGTTCAGATATTGATAAACCTGCAATACTATCTTTTAGTCTTTCAGCATTTTCTCTTCTGGTTTCTTTAGCTTTTAGCAACCCTTCTTCTTTACGTTTTGTTTTAGCGGTTTCTTTTATAAGTATATCTCCTTTAGTTCCTTCGATACCAACTGAGTAAGGTGAATAACCCATTCCTGTTGCAAGTCTTTGCACGGCGGTGTTGTCAGCGTTAAATGCTTGTGATACATTTTCAACCTTATTAACTAGTCTGTCCATTGGAAAGTTAGTAGTTGCTTCAACAAGTTTTCCACTTACGGAGTACATAGGGCCTAAATGAACTCTACCATCTTGCATAACTCCCCAGCCTCTTTCTGCTATTAGGTCTTTGTCATATTTAGTTTGTTGTAATGCACTATATGTTTTTCTTAATTTAGAACCAATTGGCGGTGACATATTTGCTGCCTCTAAAATAACTTTAGCATATTCTGCTTTTTGTTTTTTTGCTTGTTCCTCAAAGTATTTAACAACAATATTTTTTAATGTTGCTGTAACTCCTCCAACAAATCCGGTACCTCTAAGTATACTATCTAGCACCCCATTAGCAACGCTAATTGCTTGATCTTTTTTTGTTTTTTTCTTTTTATCTTTTTCATCTTCGGGGTCAAACATGGTAGCAAATAAACCTTGTTGCAACGCAGAGAACATTATATTTTGCACGGCTAAATAATAAACTATTTTAGATATATTAGTTTTAGCATCTCCTCTTCCATTTTTAAGATCTAATGCAGCTTTTTTAACTATACGAGATTGTTGCATGGTAAAGTTTTGAAATACCAATAATATTCTACCCGCACTGCTTGCTTGTTGTTTTGATATATCTTTTGGATCACCTGATTGTTGTGTTTCGTCTGAAACTTTTGAGAATTCTTCCCAAGCTTTTGCCTCTGCTTCTACTTCCGGCAATCCTTCTTTTAAATAAGTTTTAATTCTATTTCTATAAAACGGAGCACCTCCAGAAGCAATAGCAAAACTATCCGCTATTTGTGTTGGCGTATAACCTATTTTTAATAAATACGATGTTACCGCTACAACTTTATTTTTACTTCCCGCCGCTGCATTTGCAATCTCAGCAGAGGCAACGTCTTCTCTTAATCCACCGCGTCTTTCTTTTAATTTATCTGAATTCCATATACGAGAAAAATCTTTCCAGTATTGTTTTTGGTCTGCAAATGCTTTAGCTGCATTATATGGATTGTTATCTCTAAAATTTAAAAAGTTAACTGCTCCTAATAATTGTAATGCTGCAGATCGGGTATTTAAGAACATGATAGATCCTGTAGAACCATTTACCCAACTAGACCAAGCAGCACTTTCTTTATCCTGTCCAAAACTTCTGTTTTTACCATTAGTCATTCTATATATAGAATCCTCTAATGCTTCCCTAACATTTGTTCCATAAGTTGCTTCTACCTTATTCATATTAGGACCAACTAATCTACCGTCCTCCCATTTACCAAAAATATTTTCAGCATTTTCAATAAATTCACCTAAGAATTTTTTTCTACCTGATCCTTCTGTTATATTATATAAATCTGAAACAATAGTATTAGCATCCCAAAAATTATCTGGTGGTAACCACCCTTCTTTTTGTCTACCCATTACAATTAATCCTTCTTTAAAAACAGCAAGTTCTGGATTGTTATTAACAAGATCTGATAAATAAGTTTTGTCTCTTGCTGATAAGCCAGGTATTTCTGTGCCATATTGATCCCATATTGCAACACGCATTGCTTGATCATAAGTAAAGGCTTTATTAGGTGTTAATTTTTCAAGATCCTTTTTAATTTCAGGGAATGATTTTAACAATGCTTTATAATCTTTCTTTATAGATTGTCTAACAGAATCCATTAAATCAATACCATTTATATATGGTTTTATTAAAGTATCTTGAAAGAATTTTTTATGAGCCTCACCTTGCGGGCCTTTACCCATAAAATTGTAAAGTAATAATTCAAAATCAGCCGCAGATGGCGGAACATAAAAGTCAAATTTATTTTTATTAATACCTTTCCTTCTTGCTGTAATATCAGAATATACTTTATAACTTTCAACCCCTTTAACTTCTTCAATAATTCTATTAAAGTCGGCTGACATAGTTTGACTATATTTTAACCTTGCTTGCTGTATTTTTGATTTAACATCCAATACATCTAGCGCGTCTTGCACGGCTTTAACATTTTGTGGGGCATCATCAGCAAAGTAAAAATCATTATACCCTTCAGTAGCTTTATTTACCATCCAATCAGCTTTCGCTTGAGCTGTACTATTTCCTAAACCGGTTATGTTTTCTATAGGTATATCAATACCTATTGACGATAAGAATTCATGTATAGGACCCGCGGCGTCGGCAGGGCGAGCTGTAAGAATAAAGAAATTATCAGGGCCAAATTTACTAATCATCTTCTTCATTTTTTCAACCATAGGACCTGGTTTCCCTCCAACAACTTTACTAAATTCTGAAAAATCAAACACAGCACCTTCATTCAAAAATTTAGATCCATTTTTAGCAAATTCTTCAGCATTTAATTTGCCTTTTTTGCCGTCAGGCATCGTGTATAGCACACTACCTTTTGTTAATCCAACCGTATCATCAAAATCAAAAACAGAAATACCTTTTTTAACTTGCGAATTTTTTGTTTTTATTGATCTATCAATAGCCATTATCCTATCGATATTAGCCATTGTAGCTTTTGAATTTATACCTGATTCGGCTAATTTTACTCTTGCATTAAAGTTCTCAATAGACCCATACTCGCTTTCTAAACCTGTAATTTTTTGCCCATTATCTATTAATTTTTTTAAATATAAAATAACTGCAGGATCATCCATTCTGTTTTTACCCTCAATATAAGCTGGTAATACATCATTAAGACCTTCTGGAACTAAATTTACTTTTGCATTACTTATAAAGTCTCTTAATTCCTGTTCGGTAATTTTACCTTTATAGAAGTCCATAGCTTTTCTTACTATATTGTATTTTGGTGGATTATGCTCTAAATAAGCTTTTTGCTTCTTTGTTATTCTTTCAACTCCAATTCCAGGTTTAGAAACTTTACGTGATAATCCTCTTTGGTCAAAACTTATTAATTTAAGATAATCTTCAATGTTTTTTTCAGAGTAACCATCTTTTTTTAATGATTTTAGTCTATCCACAAGCTCATCAGTGGCTATTACTGCTTCTTCTGTAGCTTTAGGCTTAAGTTTTTCCCAATTCTTTTTTAAGGATTCGGTGTCTAGCCATGTTGGGACTTTCTCTTTTCCAAAAAATATACTTTTGTTTTGACCTATATTTTTTAATCTATAATGATTTTCATCTAGTAATTCTCCTTTATATGGCGAATAATTTATATAATCCTTAATATATTTAAATAATGTTTCATTTTTGGTTAATTCGCCACCTTTGCCAAACATAATATAAGCCATAGTTCTTATTGATCTACCTGGAGATCTAATAAAATCGCTAATAATTTTTACAGTTTGATCACCAGTAACACCTGGTCTTTCTAAATCATTTTTAAATATTTCAAATGCAATATTAAGATAATCTTCGTATTTTTTTAAAGTTTCTTTTGAAATTTGCGCATTTTTTACATTACCTCTTTCTCCCTGCCTTAATATTTCATTATTAAATGCTTCTGTTATTGGAACACCTTTTACTTCTTGATTATATTTAATAGCCTCAGATATGGGTCCATTTTTTTTAATATCATCTTTTATAATATCTAATGCAAATTCTTCTGCAATTGCTTTAGCCCATGACTCTTTTCTACCCCTAATAGGATTACCATCAGGCCCAATTAATTGTTCTAAAAAAACTTTATCTGGTACATTGTTAGCAACATTTGGTAAACGTCTAGTTAATTCATGGCCGGCAGTTCTACCTGCTTGGTCAGTTGTAACCGCTTCTCTGTCAATTTTTTTGCCAACCCATTCTGGAAAGCTAACCCATTTTCCTCCTATACGTTTTTGAATTGCTTGAGGCACTCCCCCTTGGCCATCTTTACCCATTAAAAATGTGGTAGTCATGTTTTCAAGAAAGTATTTTTTATTTTTTAAAGCAAAACTTTCAAGTTGACCATCTTTTTTACCACCCATTGCTGTTTTAATATCAATGTCTAGTAATTTACCCATCTCATCTTTTAATTCGCTAATAAAAGGGCTAATCGTTCTGTTCAATGAAACTGGGGCATCAACTCTAGCTTTCATTGTTCTTACTACAGTTAATATTTTTTTATTAACATCTTCTAAGACTTTAGGTTCAAATACATTTGATTCTAGCGCGTCTTTATATATTGGTTTTTCTTCTGTTTGAATTTTTGTTTCTTCAGCAATTAACCCTTTTTCTTCTGTAACATCTTTACTAAAGTCTTTATCTAATACTCTTCTTGATGCCGCAATTGCTCTTAATGGCAATTGTTTATTTATATAAGCCGCCAATGGAACACCTTTTTCAGGTTTATAACTTCTAATAAGATAAAGAAGTCCACCATCTCCAGTTTCTATTTCACTTGTTAACAATTCTCTGTCAAAACCCGGAGCGTCCATTCTTTTATTTACTAATTTTTTAGTAATAGGTTTAAATAGATCTATGATAGATTGAGCACCATTTACTCCTTGCTCTTCATATATTTTTTGAACTTTATCAGAAGATATAGATCCTTTTTCATTTTTTATTATTTCTTTATCTGCCTCTTCTTCAGTAATTTCTTTTTTAATTGTAGGTTTTGTTGCTTCTTCAGGTAATTTTTTTGCTTTTTCTAAGTCTTTTTCAAACGCTTCAAGTCTACCAGTATAGTCATCGTAATCAATTTCTCCTTTATCAAATTGCTCTTCTAGTTTATCTATCTTTTTTTGTACCTCGTCAACTTTAACTTTTGAATAAGAAACGCCTTCTTTATTTTGTTTTTCAGTTACCTTTTGATCTATTTTTTTAGAAAACTCTAAAGCTTTTTTACTAGCCTCCCCGGTTTTAGCTGTTTCTGCCAATGACTTTAAAATATCCGACATTTCTTTTAAGCCTTCATTACCTGGTAAAATTTTAGGGTTTTTTATACCGGCTTTCTTTAAGATAGATTCAAATTTAGTTTTAAATTCTTCTAATTTTTTAGGACTATAATTTAATCTACCTTCTCTTATAGATTCAGTAAAAGCAGTTAAGTATTCTTCATAATATTTATTTTTAGAAACAGGGATTTTCTCTCCTTTTCCATTTGTTGTTGTAGCATATCCACCTTCCTCTATTCTTTTTTCTATAACTTCCAATTCTTTTGGTGACAATGTATTTTTCCAATCATCTATAAATTTAACCCCCTCATCTGTTAAATTACCCTCAGCGTCTTTCATCCAATTTTCTAAAACAAGATGTGCGGATTCATGTGATCCAGTACCTGCCATCTTTATTTCTTTAGCAAATGGATTAATATGCAAATTACCAGTTGATTCATCAAAAAATCCGGGAATATATATATCCTTAGATATTTCTTTACCTGTTATTTTTTTATGAGCAGTTATAAATGCATCTTCATTATCATAAGTTATTATTTCTTTACCTTTTGCTTTTGCTATTTCTCCAGCAGCTTTAATATCAATATCAAAATCTCTTTCTACTCTTGTTTGATTTGACTTAATTAATTCCAAATTTTTATTTCCTAAATTTTCAATTTTAGTTTCAAGATCTTTTATTTTTGGCTCAATTAAACTACTCATAGCCGGATTAGATTTTGCAGATTCTTTCAAAGAATTTAATTCTCTATAACTATCTTCTAAATCAAATGTATTTTTAAAAATCTCATTTCTTTCTGTGGAATTTTCATATATTTTAAGCTCATCCAATTTACCTCCAATTTCTTGAGCTCTACCTTGATAATAATTAACCACATCATATAAAGGGGTACCTTTTTTAATGCCTATTTGATTACTTATTAAGGACATTGGATTAACAGACAACGCTTGAATATCTTCACCGCTTAATTTTTCATTTAATTTTAATTTATTAGTAGCAACAAATAATTCACTTAAACCAGGCATTTCTAATCCGGCTTTCTTATTAAGTTTTATAGTTTGTATTTCAACATCGCCTCTTAAAGCATTTGCTGCCTTTCTAATATTAACTTCTTCTTTAGCCATAGCCTCGAAGTTTTCCGTGTCTTTATATTTTTTATTTAATTCATTGATTGCTTTTTCTTCCGCTTTATCAATTTCTAAATTTCTTTCTTTTATTTCGTTATTATTAATGACTTTAGTCTTGCCATCAATACCAAGAACTTTCCCTGCATTGATAGATTCGGTATCAAACATAGGAATTTTTTGTATATCGGACTTTACTGCATCGTATAAACCTTTAGGAGCAAATCCACCTAATAATGCTAATGACCAGAATGTGGATGCTACATGCTGCTTACTAGATAAATTTTCCCATTCTTTTGCTTGTTCTATTTCCCCATTTGCTATTAATCTATCTTTTACTAAAGTGGCAGCCTCCGCAACTTCCATAACCGCTGTTCCTGTTGTTGCCGCCACACCAATACCCGCTATTTTACTAGCAATATTTGATCTTGTGGCTATAGCAGCTAATATAGGGGTAACAATTGGTATTTTATTTGTAATTGCTTTTTTAATTAGCTTTTCAGCAATAACATTGCCAGCACCTAAACTAGCAGCAAAAGTTGGATCAGTAGCGGGAGCCCCGGTTGTTTTTTCTAAAACTTCATCCGCAACAGCTAAATGCGCCGTTTCTTTCATTCCCCCAACAAATATATCAGTTGCTATTCTTGCAGATCTGCTTTCGCCAATTGCAGAAAGTATAAAATCCTTAGAGGCTGCTGCAGCCATTTCAATTTGAGGGCCAGTAGCTTTTTTTGTTACTAACAAAGTAGTTACAAGAGGCATTAAATGAGCAGTAGCTCCAATTGCCCCATCTGCGATAGTTTCTTCAACTTTTTTATCTAGTACTTCTTTATTATTATATGTACCACCAACGCTTTCTATTACTTCATTAAATGCCTTAGCTACTTCTTTTCTATCTTTGTATCCAGTTTCACTATAAATACCTTGATTAAAAAATGCTTTTGATGTTTTGTCAATAAAGTCAATTAATTTACTATTTTTTTCAGTTGTTATAGGATCTGTATTTAATTCAATTGCTTTTGTTAATGTTATATATTGTCCTAATTTTTTATTAAACGCCTTAGCTATTGGATGATTTCCAGGTAATTCATTAAGTTCTTTTGGTAATTCATTATTATTTGCAATATATTCTAAATTTTTTATATCTTGAGTAAGACTACTATTTGTTTCATCATCTTCCTTATTAAAAAGATCTTTAAAGAATGTTCCTATCTTTTCAAAATTACTTTCTTCTTGTTTAATATTGCCTTTCATACCTGCCGCCGTTTTAGCTAATGCAAGTAATTCATAATATGTTTTTGTTTGAGCTGTATTTAATATATTATAACTTTTTGTATTAGCTAATTCTTTTGCTTTTTTATTTTGTTCTTTATTAAACTTTTCTTTTTCTGTTATAGTTAGTAATTTCCCTGTATTTTCATCGTATATTTTACTGCCTAATCCAAAATTTTCTCTATCTTTTTTAATTAAAGTTTCTAATCTTTTAACTTCAGTGATATTATTATTTTTTTTAGCATTTTGTAACAACGCCATTTTTTTTGACAATTCTGCTTCGTCATAAGATAAAAACTTTTTACCATTAAGCAACGCTTTTTGTTTTGTATCCCATCCGTTTTTTGTATCCTCTTGTTGCTCAATTACTCCATTATTAATTGTCCATCTTTCTTGTAACTTGGACAAATTATTAATTATTAATTCTCCATCTTTTATTGCTCTATAATCTGGCAAAGGATTATCCTCATCTGCGGTCATTGGTATTGGATATGATGTCGCTCTAAATTCAGGGGCAATCATAGCTCCAGGTTTAGCAGGAGGTCTTGTATCTGGATTTAAATCATAAATAAGTTTACCGACTATAGGATTATCTATATCTGTTTGTGACAACCATACTTTATTTCCAAGTTTATCACCATAAGTTGCTAATTTTTTATCATCTTCAATTTGCTTAGCCTCTTCCTCTTCTCTTTGTTTTTTATTAAAATTTTGTATTTCCGTTTTAACTTCTTTTTGTGAAATACCTAATTCTGGTAATGCAGAAGCACTGCGTTCTGTTAAATATGAATCACTTATTCTTTTTGTTATATCACGTTTTGCTTTATAAAAATCTTTTGACATAACTTCAGACTCTTCTGGAGTTATTTCAAATAATTTAGCATCAACTTCTTCTGGTTTTTTAGCAACGGGTTTTTTCTTAGTTTTATTAATTTCAGAAAACTGATCTTTTGTAGGATTCTCAAACCCAAACGTTTTTTTATAAATATCCTCACCAAATCTTTCATCAAGTTTAGCAGGTTGTTTTGTTTTTTTAGAAGCAGGTTTAAAGCCTTTACTTTTAATATAAGCCGGGAGTTTATCTTTACCCCCGGCCTCTTTAATTAAATCTTCTTCTGTATATATTTTACCGTTTAGCTCGTATTCTAACATGTATTTTTTATTTTTTACTAGATTTTTTACCCGTCTTTAAATATGTTAAAGCTTCCTCTTGTGAGTTATATGGAACATCCATATTCCTATTCTCATACCAATTTCCTGCGCCATCAGTATATACACTATTACCACCCCATCTATGCGTGCCAGAAATAGAAGCTACACTTTTTATAGCGGTTTCTTTTTCCTCCCAAGTTTCTTTTGAAGCACCTGTTTTGCCACCCCCTTTTGTCTTCTTAGTAGATGCGTCTTTAAATATTTTAGCATTTTTAGCATCCATTATATAATAATTTGTTTTATCTGCTTCTTTGTCATAAATTGGCTCAAGACTAGAATTTGCAATTATATTAGCTTTTTCTTTTTCCGCCATTTTTTCCACCATCAAATTTACTTTTTGTGTAGTATTTAATTTAGAAAAATTCTCTAATGGAAAATTTGTTCCAAATCCTAATTTTTGTAAAACAGCATTTCCTGTATCATTATCATCAAAATCTGTAGCAACTATTGCTTGTGCTTGTGATTGTAAAATGGGCGTCATGGCACCCATTATTTTGTCCATGTCCACGGGTATTCTTTCATATACAGCAGTACCTTGGCCTTTACCTAAATTTGCATTGCCTTCTATTTTTCCATATTCAGCAACTCCAATATATTGATTAGTTATTTCTTTTCCATTCTCATCACTATAAACCCCTGCGGTAACAGGAGCTTTTCCATAATTTACTTCTGGTACTTTAACATATAAAGAACCATCAAAATTAGGATTAATATCTCTTTTAAAATTAATAGTATATTGTTCTTTACCAGCCTCCCCTTTTGCTATAATAGATCCATCTTTTATACCATTTTGTATATTCTCATCTATTTTATCTTTTGCTCCAGGATTAGTGGCTATAAAAGCGTCTTTAAGGGCATTAATATCTCCAACTTTTGTTTTTACATATAAAGTTATTTTAGAAGGATCTTTTGGATCATTATATTCTAACTCTTTGGTTGTTTTAGCGTCATCTGGATATGCTAAAGCAAATGTAGTAAGTCTATTAACCGTTTGGTCTAATGCATTACGCCCTCTAAAAACATAATTGCCTATATTAGTTGGATTTATTTCTCCTTTCAAAAAAGCCGATGCTCCTGAATATAATCCCCCTAGTGCATTATTTAAATTAGCTTCCCCTTCTAATTGTTTTGTAATATATGTATTTTTTTCTTTAAATTCCTCTGGGTTTAAAGCTTTTGTTTTAATATCAAAAGAATATTCCGCTGCTTTTGTACCTGTGCTAACAGAATAATTATTTGCTAATTCAACAGCCCCGGGTCCTCCTCCAATTTTTTCTAACCCTTCATTATTTTTACTTATACGTGTTTGTAATTTATAATTTTCTTCGCTAATAGCAACTTGATTAGCTATAGTTTGTTCTTTATCTTCTTTAGCTTTTTTTTCTGCTTCTAATTTTGCCTCTTTATATTTAGCGTCTCTTTCTTTTCTTCCTTTTTCAAAACCTTCTATAATTGAATTACCAATACCAGAAAAAGCCATTGCCCAAGCCATTGCAGACTCATCTTTTATTATTGTTGGGTTATCGTATGCACTCATATATTATATTTTTTTAAACTCAACATCTATTAATGAATAATCTACTCTATCATATCCATCAAAGCCTTTAATTACTGCCTCCGTTGGTATTTCATCTGACATTACTCCTTGAAAAACTCCTTCTCCAAATTTCTTATTTTTATATTCAAAAGAATAAATATTTAATCCATTAGAAGATAATCCTATATTTTTAATATTTTTCTTTAATCTTCTATCGCTGCCAAAAGTATAACCAACCCCAGCACTTGGAGCAGCAGGTAATCCTCCCCCAATTTTTCCAAATCCCCCTGCAGGGGCGCCACCTTCTGTTGTTGCAGCAGGTGTTCCTGCTTTGCCAACTGCTGAAGATGCAATATTCCCTACCGCACTAATAGCCTGCCCCCATGCCGCTCCTTCAGCAGCATTTGCAGAGGCTTGATTTTGCATTGCTTGTGTTAATTGCCCTGCTTCGTGCCCTAAATCCGCATTGGTTCTATCTTCTTGTGCCGCAAACATAAATTGTTTACCTGCCGCTTCAGCCCCTTGAACTCTTTGTGCTTCACTAATTTGTATTGCTTGCAATCTTTGTTGCTCTTGCATTTTCATTTGATTACGTTCTGCTTCGCCTTGAGCACGAAGTTTTTCATTATTTGCTTCTTGTTGTTCTATACTTGATGCAACATCTTTTTTACTTTGCAAAGCAGCCTGTGCTAATGCGGTTGCGCCACCTGCACTTGCTCCTGTTTGTCTTAAAGTATCAAGTGTATTTGCTAATGCAATATCAGTTTGTTCTGCTTGCATTTCTGCTGCTTGCGTAGCCACTCCTAAATTTGCATAAGGATTTGTTATCATTCCAGATAAATCTTTTGCTAATCCACTAATATCTTTTGTTGTTGCATAAGGATTAGTTATAGGTTGTCTAGCCGCCCTAATTGCATCCATTTCTGCTCTTGCCCTACGTGCATCATTGGCGGCCCCTTTTGCCGCTTGACTTGCTTGATGTGCTGATATCGCTCCGCCTATTATTGCTACGCCGGCGCCTATTGCTGTTGCTACTGCCATATTATATTAATTTTTTTGAAATTTCATACGATGGATCTTTATCCACCGTATATTTTAATTTTTTATGCATTTCTATTAATCCAGTATTTCTACCAATACTTAATATTATATTTTTACCCACACTTAATGCCACTTCCTCTAATCCTAATATTAACATTTCTAATGCGTCTTTTCTATCAGATTCTCTATAATCTTGATTTGATATAATCCATTCCATCCAAGCTACCTTAGAATTTGTTAAATATAAAAAACCTGATACTATTGGTATATCTCCTTTACAAACTATTAATCCACCCGTGCCATTTAAAGGTAATAAATCTTTATTCATTTGGGGCCAATTCCATTTTGTCCACCATTCTTGTAATGTTTCCCAATCTGATTCTTGTAATGCTCGTACAGTTAATTCCATTTAATTTAATTTTAATAAGATGATTCTATATATTCTGAGGATACGGCAAATAATTCTGCTCTTTTTTGTAATGTTGCATTTTGGTATATAAAATTTGTTGTTGCAAACATACCTTTAACACCCATAATAGAATTACCCCATACTATTTCTCCTGTTGTTGGATTAGATATGTTAATTAAGTTTGCAAAATATTTATCCTCTTTTCTTTTAAATGAACTTATAAACAGGTTAGCCTCCATGTCGCTCAATGTTAAAATTTCTATATTTTTTGCTATAGGCGCAGAGGTATCAGTTTCTGTGTAAAAATTAGTAACTTCCCAACCAGTACTGCCTTCATAATTTACAGTTTTAAATGTTTTGACTACAGATACATCAGGATTAAATACTACTTTTATAGTAGAATTATTATTTACACCATAAAAATTACCCCAATTTGTGGTTGTTGAATAATGTTTCCAAATTTCACCATTTTTAAATGTGTAAAAATCATTTCTTAAACTATCCCCATGATTAGGTTTATAATCAAAGAAACTTGTCCATCCTTGTACATCTTCATCAAATGCTAATGTATTATATGACCCATCTGAATTTTGTATTGAAACCACATATTCTTTATTATGCATGTCCCACATACCTAATATTGGATTATTATTTCCAACAGCAGAAAGTTTATCTCTAAAGAAATTACTCATTCCATATTCTGAAATTTCAGTTATACCATCTTGAGATAATCTTAATACTACTCCTTGATTTCTGTCCGTAAAATATTTTCGATAACCATAAACAGCAAAACTTTCCGGATTAGTAGCAATACCATAGTTTCCAGCATAAGCTTGAACCTGGCCAATTACTTGCGTTCCAGAAGTAGTCAAAGGTTCGCCCTCGGCTGAATAAACAGCATCTTTGTCAATTAAGGCTCTGCTTACTTTAAACTCTTGGAAGATAGTTAAGTTTGTATTTTCTGAATATAATTTTTGTATAGAACCATTGTAAGGATCTAAACTTCTTGTTATATCTTCACCAACTGAAAATTGATTTGTATTATTTATACCTGTTCTAGAATTAAATACCCCTGAATATATTAAAGAACTCTGTCTATGCTGTTGAGCAAGATTGTCCTCTACAATATAAGCTTTAACTCCTAAGTCAACATTTGTATTATTATAACCTCCTCTGATTCTTGCTTCTTCTACAAACCAATCACTTGATTCTTCCGTAGGAGGATAAGCATTTGGTATAAAATCAAAATTTGTTATAGGGCCAAATGTTAGAACAGTAGCGTCCGGGATACTAACAGGTTCACTTAAAATAAATTGTGTATCGGTTATTTTTTTATATACATAAGGATTAGATACACCAACACCTTCCCAACTAACATTTTGTCCAACGCCAATTTTATCATTAACTTCGGTTATTGTTATAGTAGGAGAAGCCACAACAGCTGCATCAAGTGTTGCTGTTGTATTTTCTACCTCTACTACTGTATCTAGTTTTTTTAACCAAAAAGAGTTAAAAAATTTTAATTCTAATATTGCAGCCATATTTTATAATTACGTTTTTTTTATGGTTTTTAGTTTATTTTAAATAGTTATATTATGGTAATGGTGGGCCTTCATAATATATATTATAAGCATAATTTGCAATAGGTATTAATGAAGTATTCTCTGAATTTTGGCCAATCCAAGCTGTTTGCGAATCAAAAAGGCCTGTTGTTTGTTTTATAACCTCCCCTTCATTATTAAATTGTGCACAATAATAAGGATATTCAGTATATACCCCGCTAAAACTTGGATCGTAATTTTTAGTTGTTTGAAATATATAAAATCTATTTGCAACTGGGGGAATCCATTTATTAGTAAATGCAGAATCTGTATAAAATCTTTTTACTTCAGTTCCTTCTTCTGTATTAGCATATAATGCACCTTCAGTTGGTGAAAATACAATCATTTCAAAACTAGCATTTTCACCTGCTAAATTAGCTGGACTTGGCCCTGCGTATATGTCTTCTAATCTCACTGATATTTGATTTGTGGTTTGATTAACTCCAACAACTATACCGCTTAATCCGCCATCAAAAGAAATTCCCGCAGAAAGACCTGGTACAATTTGATTATTAGTAGTTGTTAAAATAAAATTAGCGATGTTAGAGCCTACTAATATAGACCCTGAAGCTATTTCATTTATAAGAGATTCATACTCAAACCCTCTAGTTGCATCTTGTGTTGTATATGCTACTGCGGAAGGATACCCAGCATCATCTTCTAAGCCGGTATAATAAACATAATGGGTAATTATTGGATTTGAAAATGGAGGTAAAATATCATAAGAATAGTTAGCATCACTTCCCCCTATTGTAACAGAAGGATATGTGTATGTTGTATTACCAGATGAAGTTAATCCATTTTTTAGTTCAATTCCAATTGCCCACTCATAAATATTATTTCCTATAACTTCGGCCTCAATAGTAAATGAAGTTGTTATTCTTTTTTCTGCTCCAAGTACCAATGGCGGGTCAGTAGTTGTAACAACTAATTGTGGCAATGAATATGGTGTTTGTTTATTATTTGTTGTTTTAGCCAATTCCCAAGATAATGAACCAGATTCAGTATATTGTCTTTTATATAAATATATATCAAAATAACGTTTAAATGTAGCAAATCCAAGTTCAGAATCACATAAATATGGAGCAGGAACAGTTAATCCTACATTTATTCTGTATTCACCTGTAATCAATCCTGTTGGCAATATTTCTGTTAATCCCGCATTAGCAACCTCTATATTTTCTGCAAATTGATATTGCCTATCTGAACCTGGTATTAAAGGTAAATAAGAAAAATTAGTGCCAAAATTTTTTTGAGGCCCTATATAAACCATGCCATATGGAGGATCTCCACCGTCGCAATCATTACCTCCTGTTATGGTATTTCCATTATAATACGGTCTTAACCAATAAGGCACAGGATTATCACCAACATTTATATTTAATGTAATTGTATCAGATTGCGTTCCATAATCATCTCCTACATCTGCAGGCTCTAATGGCCGCCAGTCATCTGTATTAACGGCATCTTGTACCTTTATTACTAATTCATATCCACCCAATGGTATTCTGCTATTTTCCAAACTTAACGTTCCATACTCCTTATCCAAACTAAAATACCCGTCTTCATTTCCGCTAATTATACTCCATTTTAGTCCTGTTATTGCATTTGAATAAGATCCATTTACAGCTTCTAATGTTGCAAAAATTGTGGTATCTTGGAATATATTATAATCAATTACAGATGTTGTTATAATTGGAGCATTATTGCCTAATCTACCACTAATTGATAAAATTGTTGAAGTTGTTGAATTATCATTATCAATAACCCGAAATGTAAATCTATAGGATTCTTTAGCAAGAGCGTTATTATTAAACACAAAATTTCCAGCTCCCTCAGATGGTTTTTTAATAAATAATCTATATGTTGCATTTAACCCTACTGTAATAGGCTCTAATCCAAAATCTATTGTTCTATCTGTATTACCAACAGCAACTGATAACAATGTTACTGTTGTATTTGGTAAAATAACACCTGATTGATTTAATACAACAAAATTATCAGTTATATATTTTGAATTTGCATCACCCGTTGTAGGGTCAGAACCATTAGGGTCTTGTTCTTCAAAATGTCTGTAATTAATACTACCAAAACTTGATGGCCCATCAAACCCTGTTAATACATCGGCATTTAAGTCAGAAATTAAACCAGTTGTTGCTGTTTCCCAAAATAATTCTAATATACTTTGTTCTGGTCTTGTTTCATATACACTTAAAAACGGAACCATATCATTTGCAGAAACACCAATTTTTTTAACTGTAGAAACCCTTCCTATTAAAGGATTAGTTTGTAATTGATAAAAATTTAATCCAGCAGTACCGGCTAAATTATCAGCAGAACTGGATAAAAAATTAAATTCAGTTGCTGTTGCAATTGAGGTTACAACGTCTGCTTTTCTAGTTGGAAAATATTGTCTATTTTCTGCTCGGGTTATTATAAAAGTAATATAATCTTGTCCATTTGGATCCTGAGTCGCTGTCAAAACCCAATTTGCAGATGAAATTATGATTGTACCTGTTGTTCCTGATACTGTATTAGATACAACAACGGTGTCTCCTAACCATTTATAGGGATTTGGCATTGTGGCGCCAAATGTAGCGGGGGGCGTTAAGTCATCAACAGGAGCGGAAGCCTCTACGCATTGTATTCCATCCCCAGCTTTTATTAAGGCCCAATCTGGATTAGTGGTAATATCATATGTTATTACCGATGTTTTAGAAGAATATCCTGGTGTATTGCCAATTATTGTAAGAGAGTCTTCAGTATTTTCAACTCTTCCATATAATTGGACACTACTTCTATATTGTTTTTGATCTGGGCCTACCTCAGCTAAGTCTCTTGGTACTTTATTTATATTGTCATTTATTAATACAATATGAGATGTATTACCTGTTTCACTAACAGGAAATTGTGTAGGATTTATACCATTTTGTAAAGTAGATGTAGCTGTTACTCCTGTCCCTGAATATACAACTTGAGAACCGGATGTTTGTCCTTGGGGGTAACCATCTAACATGCCTGGTAAATATACATTATAATAATCTTGCTCTTGTTGTTTAACGACTATTTTATATGAATACCATCCAATAGGATTATAAATATATGAAAATTTAATATCTAAAATACCACCACCCGGATCATTATAATTATATATATCATTAACTCTGCCTGATGTTGTTATTGAATACTCATTTGGATTAGCCGTAGGAACGGGATTGGAAAGTACAAATACATAATCCGTATAATAACCCCTTAATATATCTCCCTCAACTGGAGGAGTATTCGTAGTTGCTGTAGTATCTAACGTATATGTATATGATGTATCTGTTATAGTGGATGCGGTAATCGCAAATCCTGAGTTTGATGTAGGTATTGCATATAACCCAGGTTTGCCTGCGGGAATATCTTTTTGTTGATCTATTATTGTATTTAAATATAGTATTAATGTATCACCAAACCAAGTACGAACATCATCAAATAAAACTGAATTCTCATAACTTGAATAAACAGTTGATCCTTTTGCAAATTGTCCTCCCCCTAAGTTAGTGCCTAATAAATCTACAGAAGATAATATAACTGGTGATTGTCTTCCAAATTTATCTGCAAGTACAAACCCAACTTGATAATTTCTATTTTTCTTTAAAGTATGATTTGGATATTCTATAAAATTAGTTCCATTCAATAATTTTGGTTGAACGGATATGTTATAGTTTATAGACGAGGGGCATGTGTATTTATCATAATAATTACCATAAATTATTCTATTACCAGAAGATTCTTGAGCTTTTGCTCTAACCGGAACCTTATCATATACCCTTGTTGTTTGGTCTTCTGTTAATGTTTTATAAGGTTTTTGAGACTGATAAGGTTGTATATAATAGTTATTATTAGTATTACTTGATGTATTTATAGCAGAAACAGGCAATGTTTCAAAAACTTTAATAGCAAGTGAATCTGATTCTTTATATAAAATCTCAATTTCTTTTATTTTATAACTATTAGTTAAATTACCTATTTTATCTGGCAATGGAATAATTAATTCAATATTATTTATATTATTTTCAAACCAATTTATAATAGTACTTCTATAAGCATCTACCTCATTTCCATTAATAAAATAACCTTTTTGTTTTGGTATATATGCTATTTGGGTAAATGGGGCCATTAATGAATATTCATTATCGTCGTATTTAAAACGATAACTAAAACGAACATACTTATCTTCTAAAAAAACAGGATCTCCTGGCCAATCAGGCACGGAGGCCTTATTTGACATTGTGGATATTAAAAATGTTAGTTCTGTTCCATCTGTAATTGTTGATGGTAAATCTTGATAAAAAGTAATAGTTGTTCCAGTAACATCTACAACAGTACAAAAATCAGCTCCCGTTATATTAGAGGTTACTAAAGTCATGCCTGGCACAATGCCGGAAGAGTCTTCAACATCAACTGTATCACCTGTGGAATTTCCATCAGCCGTAGTAACCACTTTTTTATATAATGTTATAGAATCTACAGGAGCATATTTAGCAACTGATATTTGTTCTTCATTTGTATAATAATTAGGATTATTTAAAGCACTTGATATATTTATTTTCCTAGGTTGATTTCTATTATCAACCCAAAATAATAATCCCTCAATTAAATTTACCCCAGTTATTCTAAATTCATTATTTTTGGCAAAATTTAAAAATAAGCCTTCAACTAATGTTATATAATTAGTGGGGGAATTAAAATTATACATTGTTATTTTCATATTGCCGGAGGTTGGCAATGTGATATTTGTAGGACTTGGATCGGTATAATCTGTTAAGAATTGGAATATACGATTATTTTGATTATCCATAAAAGCTCCAATACATACCATTCCAGCCTCTTCAATAGTTGGTGTAGTTAATGGAAGCAATTCATTACCAAGTATATTTTGCAATGCCCCAATATCATCTGCCTCTGATTTACCAACGGAAATATTACTAGCATATCTATATTCACCATTAGGAATAAGTCTATCATCTAGGTCTTGATTCATCCTAGATTTCAGGAAACTATTTTTTACTTCTGCCATTTTTTAATGTTTAATCCATTTAGATTTACCTCTAAATACTTGAGTTATTTCTTCTAATTTAATATTTGAAAGTCTTATTTTAGCGTTTCTTAATTTTGCTGATTTATCTTGTTGTAGTCTTCTAACAACATACTCCGTTGATGTTGAACGATGCGCCATAATTGAATGCAAAATATAAGCATATAATGCATCCTCCGCCATTTTTGGCACTCTTGAATCTAAATCATATGCTAATCCATCTGATATATATTCTAATACAATTAATTTCCCAACTAAATTACTACTAAAAGATATTTTACCTTCTCTATCATTTATAGAAAAGTATCCATTCATATTTGCATATTGTGGATCTATTCCATATAATCTACCAAAGAATCTATCTTGCACCCAATTATCTCCATTATACCAACCATTCTCTAGATTTGTATTATCATTTACAACCGGAAATATATTATTAGTATTCCATCTTTCTTCTGTTAAGGAATCGCCTTCTATATTTGCATCAAAGTTATCTTGTATTGGCAATCCTCTTTGATCTTGTATTGGATTTTCATATGGATTTGTAGTTAAGGCATTTACAGGATATATAGGATGTTTAACGCCATAATCATCGATCCATGACATTTTAACATAATTAACATAATCTTGAGGTATTGTAACACTTAAATTATGCGGTATATTTAATTCTTGTGATTTAATACTTTTTAATGTATCATAACTAAATTCCTGCATACCTCGTTTTGCATGGAATATAACATCAGTTCTTTTTACAGCGCCAATTAATTTACCGGTACCAACATAGGCAACCATAAAGTTATTAATTATATCATTTAATGATATATATTGGTAACTACCATAATTTTCCTCTACAGTGTCTCCAAACGCATCCTTATCGCCATAATTACCACCATCAAGTATTTTTAATTGTACTACTACATAAGTCCCCTCGTCTAATGGAGTATCTGGAGTTATAACATTATTAACTACCGTATATTCTAATATATATTCTTCAAAAGTTCCTGGCAATCCAGTAGGACTAGTATATAACTTAAAATTATTTAAAGCATAATTAATTTCATTTGGGTCCCAATTACCAAAAACTAAATCTGTATTAAATGTAGTTGTAAATTTAGTTGTGCCTAATTGAGTTATAAAACCCTGAGCTCCTTCGTAATATTGTCTATTTGTTTCGGTAATTAAACCATTGTTAGGTGTAGGCATTTTTTATTAACTTTTTGAATTAACGGTTTCTGCTTGTACTTGTTGTGCCGCTATTTGCACTATTTGTGGATCTTTAATAACTATGCCTGAATAAAGCAATATTCGGGTTATTAAATTTGTTTGCTCTGTTGGATGTAGCTCAAAATTTTGTGAAGTAGTTGGATTATATACATATGTATAATACGGGGCGGTAGCTGTAAAGTTCCATATTGGATTTAATGGTTTTCTTATATAAGTACAAGATATACCACTTGTAATAGTTTTTGGGTATACTGAAATTTTAAAATTATTATATGTATAAACCGGCCAATAGGTAGATGGTTTTGTTATTGGCGAAAGATTAAGTTCCAACAATTCATTTGGTTGAACATATTGGATTTCTTTTTCATCATTATATATAACGGTTCCTAATTTATAAAATTCATAAGAAGAGGTTAAAGTAGGCAAATCAAATGTTCTTCCGCTAATAGAGGCCGGACAATTACCAATTCCTTGGAATATTGCAATTTTTTCTTCTAAATTCTTTATACGATCACTATATTCACTATCATTGCCAGGCACTCTGAGTTGCTGGTTAAGATCGTCAAAATATTCATTAAATATCTCAAGTTGTACCTGAGCCGCTGTTTTATTGAATTCATCTGGAGTTAAGTATCCTCTTTGTTCTTTATTAATAATTAATAAAACGGTTCTATAAACCGTATTTACATTTACCGCCATACTGTATATTTATTATAATATTAAGGCGGTAACCAAAGCCACCGCCTATATATTAATATTACGTATTATTTTAATTTTTTCTCTATAGACTTAAAGACCTCTATACCTTCATCTGTTTTGAAGAATGCTGCCATAGCTGAATATGGATTTTCATCAAAAGGTACTGTCATTAATTTTCTATTATTTTCACCCCAATGGAATGTTCTATTATCTGGTGATAATTTTATAATGTTTGCTTCAACAGCTCTAATAGCTATATTTCTAAGTTGTACATTATCATCATTTGCTAGTTCTATAAACAAAGAAGGATTGTTTCTTGCTAATAATAACAAGTCTCTTTTTATCTCCTTAGAACTCATCTTATTCACTCTAGATCCAACTTCAACTCTAACAATAGATTCTGCTTGATCAATATCCATCTCTAAAGCAGCATTTAATGCCATTACTTCTAATTCAAGATCTTCTAATTCATCTTCTGCTTCTAATGTTGGATCAAATTCAGTATATTTAATATTTAATGCTGGATGATAAAGTGATAATAATTTTTGTAGGTTTTGTTTTTCTTTAGGCACATTTAATATACCATTTTCAAATATGATATGCCCTAAAGTTGCCTGCCCTTTTTGTTGTGAAACTAATGGAGAATTTTGATTAGTTGCATATCTTAATTCCTCTTGCTCTCCTGTTTCTTTATTAAACCAAATTAAAGGATACCTTAACGAGTGCTTACTTTGAATAGTATATGTTAAGGGAGCATGACTGTCCGATATAATATATGTTCTATCTTTAATTACCCAGGTGTCTTTTAAAGTTTTTGGTTTTGTTTCTTTTGGTACAACTGTTTCTTCCGTAGTAATTGTATCCACATCAAATTCATTTGATTCTAATTCTTTTTTTGTTGTTTGTTTTGTTGCCATAATATAATATAATTTAATAAATTTTTAAAAGGTAATAATTACCCCCGTCAATTCAACGAGGGTAATATCACCATATTTTTACACTGATGCAGTAAACAATACGAAATTGTTAGCAGCTTGTGTAACTAAACATCTTTCAGATAAGAAGTGTACTTGCATTGCATCAAGATCAGAAGTATAAGCACCTCCAACAGATCCAGTAATCCAAGATTTCATTCTTCTATCGTCAGCTTGGTTAGCTCTATAACGAACGTGTAAGAATGGTCTACGGATATTAGTACCTAATTGTTGGTCATATACAGTAGATGTACCAGCAGGAACAAGGATACCATCAATAGATGTATTAGCCATACCTCCACGAGTAGATGCATCATTTAAGTATTTCCAGTCAGTTTTGTAGAAATCGTAAGATCCACGACGGAAACCAGAGAACCCTAAGTTCAATGCCATTTGCTCAGAGTTTTCAAATAAACCATAAGCTACACCACCTGCTGCACCAGCAGATAAAGAAGCAAGCATATCATCAAAGTCAAGAGAAGTTGCACGGTTTAAGAATAGCATGTTCTCCTCAATAGCTCCTTGAGTATCTAAGTTTTTCAAGATTGAATCAAAATCATTAAGCCCACTAGCAGCAGAGAAGTTGTTTACAACATTACCTCTTTCTTTAACAGCAGAGAATAAACCTTGAGTTCCTTTGATTTGGTTAGATCCTAATGTAGAACCACCAGAAACTAATTCACCCTCAATTACAGACATTTCTAAGTAATCTTCAAAACGTAATCTTGTTTCAGATTCTGCTTTCAAATACCATAAGTATCCAGATGCACCATCTTCTGTAGCAACTTCTACCCATCCAATTTGAGCAGTATCAGAACCAGAAATTTGGTATCTTTCTCTAACAATAATTGGTGAATTACTGTATTGAGTAAATGATGGCGTTACTGAGTTCATAGTGGCATCTGTATCTCCTTTTTTGAATTCAGAACCATATACAAATATTTTAAGATCACCACTGCCTACAGAAGTAACAGGGAAAATAACAGCTCCAGTAGCTAAATCTGCTTGAGTATATGGTTTAACAGTGATAATTGCAGGATTAGTTGCTCCACCAGTTCCAGTAGTAGCATTAGCAGTAGAAGTAGTAACATAAACTTTAAGTTCTTTTCCTGTAGAAGGACTCATAACTACTAAAGTTTGTCCAACGGAAATAACATTGTTAACAAAAGCAGATCCTGTACCGCCGGTAGCAAATTTTAATTCTGTAGCAGATGTACAAGATACATTATTATAAGCAATATGTAATCTATTTTGTTCAGACCAAACAACTTGATCAGAAGACATTGGCATCTCAGCTCCTACCATACGTAAGAATCCTGATAAAGTTCTATTACCATATCTTTCTACTTCTTGTTCGTAAATTTCTGGTAAGTATTGTTGTGCAAAGTCATTACCACTACCATTTGTAAAGTTTAAGTAGTTAGTGTCTAATGCTTGCTGTTTTTGAGACGGTTTAATTGAACCGAATTGAGGCGTAACATTTGCCATAGTTTTTAATTTTTAATTGTTAAAATTTTTTTGTTTGGATCCTTAATTTAGAGGTATCCTCACTGCTTATAGATTTAACTCTAAATCCATTAATGAATGGTTCACTAGCAGTTCTAGGAGCATCCATACTTGGATTTTTGGAATTACTAACAACTTGTTTAACAGCATCAGCTTTTCCTTGTTCATAAAAATGAGCAGCAATTTTGTCAGCATTCATTGCTGAATACAAAGCCTTGTGATAACCCGGCACATCTGTTACATTACCTTCTTTATCCAGAAACTTTCCGATGAAGGTTTGTATATTTGATTGGGTTTCTGCAACTTGATTTGGATTCTGAACATTATATCTAAATCTTTTTTCACCTAAGTTATATTCAAAACCTTTGAATTCATTGTTGAAAAGATTAGACGTTTGTTTTTTAAACGCATCTTGTTGTTGAGCCACTTTGTTTTGCTCGTTATTATATCTGTTAAAAAAATCAACAGCTTTTTGTTGTTCTGCATTAACACCCGGTCTTGCCTTGATCTCTGCATAATATTTTTTCTTTGCTTCCTCTAAAAAATTTCTTGCTTTAGAAATTTCGTCTTTAAATGCTAATTTTTTTAATTTGATTTCTCTTTCATCATCAATTTCTTCATCAAAGAAAAATTTATCCTCTAAAAGAAATTCAACTTCATCGGCATCTAAATGAGGTTTTGTATTTTTATAATACTCTTTTAATAAAGCAACATTATTTACATTTGAATAATCGGCATTTAGTCTAACATAGTCCTCAATAGTTCCACCAGTCTCTTGCATAAAAGAAACTAATTTCTCTATATTGTCAGGTAATTCTACATTATTCTTTGTTTGTTCTTGTGTATGAAATTGCAGTTCTTCTTTAATGTCTGCAACTTCTTGTTTTATTTCTTGTTCAAAGATTTCTTCAATAACATCTTCAGCGGCCCCTTGGTTTCCTTCGACCACTTCTCGCAATTCCACTTCGGACTGTTTATTGCGTAACATGCTTTCATCTGTGCTTTGCTCTTGAATGGCATCTGTTTCTTCTTTAGGAATTACTACTTTTATTGGTTCTTCTTGCTTTTGTGTCAAATCAACCTTAATAGGTTCATCTGTTTTGTTTAGTTTTTTTGGCGAAGGTTTCTTTGTTTTTAATTTAAATTCCCCTTCTTGTTTTACTTGTTCTGACATAATATGATAATATAAAATTGGTTAATAAGTTTATTCCATTTGTAACATGCCCCCTAAATCATTCATTAAGTTTTCCGCGTTATTTTGAAAATCTTTTGGTAAAGAATCATTCTTACGTTGATCTATCAATTCTGATTGTTGTGTTGCTTGTATTTTTGTTCTCTCATCTTTTCTATCTTCAAGTTGATTGAACTTATTTGTGTCGGCTTGAACTTTTAATTGTGCTAATTGCATATCATAATTAAACTGTTCTGCCATTAATTGTTTTTTAATTTGAGCTTCCGTTTGTAACCTTTGAATTTCAAATTGTGATTTTGCTTGTTCAATATTAATGGCCTCTTGTGTTAATGCTTGCTGTTTTTGAACTTCAAACATCGCTGCTTTCTCTGCATTCTGCGAATTAGCATCTGCTTGCGCTTGTATATTTGCTAATTGTTGTTGTTGTACTTGATCTAGTTTCTTTTTTCTTTTTAACTTTAATAATTGATTTGCTAATTTAAGATTTCTAACTTGTCTTATATCAATAGCATCCTCTAAATCAATTCCACCGTTTTGTAAAGATACTTGTATGTTTTGTTCTAATTGTGCTTTTTCTTCTTCATCTGGCTCAATTTCCAAATAAATACCAAAGTCATGCAAATTTAACTTCTCCATTTCTTTTAGCACCTCAACATTATAAGTTGATATACTTTGTTTTAATGAATTTGCAGTTAATGGATTATTTAAACAATCAGCAACTCGTAATGATATATTCTCACATATCCTTGTTGTTAAATATATACTTGCATCTTTAATGTGACGAGTTGCTACGTTAGAAGCATTAGCTGCTATTTTTTGCAATCCTACTAAAGCATTAGAATCAGGTTTACTACCATCAACAGCTTCATTGAGACCAGTAACGTCTCTAATCATTTGCAAGTAATACTGGTAGGTTTGTATTAAACTTTGTATTTTACCTTGACCACTTGATGTTGTTAATTCTTGTATAGGAACTTTTCCTCTATTTATTTCTCCATCTTGAGTTAAAGATCTACCTACAATACTACCAGTTTGGAAATACATATTTAATGCTTCCGCTGGATTGTATTTTGTACCATTGCCTAAATCAACTTCCATTAAACCATCAACATCTAAGAATACCCCATCAGGCACTACTCTAGACATAACTTGTTGAAGTTTTAAGTGAGTTAATTGAATCATGTCTGCAAAAGAGATGCACTTAGTAACAATTGAATCAATTCTTCCTTTGTACATTCTAGGAGCAGTAATAGTATAATTCATTTTAACCTTACTGGTATCTGCTTGAGGGCGAGTCATATCATTGGATAATTTCCATTCCAGCATCATATTAGTGCCTATAATTTTAGCTCCTGTATATAATACCTCTATTGTTCTTGATACCCTTTCAAAGTTGTCATTTGGAGGTGGATTAAAAGAATCTGTTTTTTCAATTACCTTTTCTAATCCATTCTCATTATTTTTTATTTTGAATACTTGATTCATATAAGTCTTATATTCAAAATATAATACTTGAACAGTATTCTCATCATAGTTACCCCATCCCTGAATATATTGTCTATTACCAGGCATTTGTTGTATCTTAAGAAGTTCGTCTTCTGATATATATGGGAATTGTTTTTTTAATTCCGGTATTGTTATTGCCTTAACCTCTCCTACATAATAAATATCTTCAAAATTAGGGTCTTCTGTATATGAATAAACTAAATAAGCCGGGTCTACATAATCTACTACAATTCCTTCTGATTTATTGAACGATGTTTTAACCGCCGCAATCCCAATTGTGGTTAAATCATAATTAAGTCTTTTTCTAGTAAGATCATATTTATTAGTTTTTAATACAGTATTTATTGCCTCTTCTTCTGCGATCTCAATAGATTGTTTATAGGAAAGTTGCATGTGCAAATCTAATTCCTCTTGATTTTCAGGAAGTTCATCAGGCGGTACATTTGATTTTGATATATTAGTACCAGTTTTTGCTAATAGCCCCTGTATTATGGGTTGATTAACCATGTCAAATAACAAAGAAGAGGCATAATCCATTTTCTTTTTAACAGATTCTGGATCTTGTGCAAATGCTCTTACATCATAAGTTTTTTGAGAAATACCATTAGCAACTATATCAACAAACTTTGATAATATAGGCACAGGTGTCCAATCTAAATTCAAATAAGATAAATCACCATTGATTGATAACTCATCTTTATATTTTTGCACAGATTGTTCTCCCCTGGCATATAGTCTTAACCTATTAAAATTATTCCAATGTGTTAGATACCTATTACCACTAGTTCTTCCTTGATTAAACCACTCCTGTTCTATGGCTCGAGATACCTGTAATCCATATTCTTCAGAAGCCTTAGTAGCATCATCTACAACCTGACTAGGGAAAGCGCTATTTGGATTTGTGTATATATTCATTTACTTAATAATTTTTGATGTAGTTCCTTCGTTATTATATTTTTTAAATCCTAAAGGTACAGACACTATTTCTTTTTTTTCAGTTGGCATATATTTGTTTTTATTACAAGCCATTATTGCTAATCCTGAACTAATAGAAGCATCGTGATTAGTTCTTTTATTTATATCAAATCTTGCCCAATCTTCTAATGTATCTTGGAAATACATTGTTCCATAACCCATTTCATTTAAACCTACATATTCTTCTATATAAGTTTCTATTGCTGCCGCATGAGCTTGTATTATATCTTGCGAGGAGTTTGGTATTCCTCCTATTTCTCTTTCTGTTGCTGATAGTTTATTAAATATTCTATCAGGTCTATTCATTGAGTAACCTCTGTATCCTCTTCTTTTAAAATGATATAATAACCTTGGTTTATTATTCTCTGCTAATATTGGCATACCATAAAATATACACGCCATAAGCACATCTTCAAAAAAGATCTCAGCCGTTTGAGGTCTAGATATATATTGTAAAAAGAATGTATTAGACGGAGCATCTTCCATTGAGAATTTAGTTAATCCATGTAAAGCCCCTTTGGATCCTTTACCATCTGTAGTTCCTGATATATCATAAGGGTCACAACCAAATGCGCCAATATGCTCATTACCAGGATATTTCATACTATTCTTTAATATTATATTATTTTGTAAATGATAAGGAGGAATCCATGACACTAAAAATCTACCATCTTTGTTTGGATAAAATATTACTTTGGTATCTTGTATACCACCTTCCCATTGAAAATTACCTTTAGTTAATATATTAGTATTTCTTAGATCATTATTATAATCAATTTGCTCATATATTTTTGTAAGGTTAAATAAAGATTGTTTCGTTTCATCTCTAAATGCGTGTTGTTCCGTTCTCGGAAATTGTCTATAATATTCATTTAATCCATCAGAATCGGTTTTTAAACCATCAACCTCATTCTGCCAGTGTTCAATAACACCGTAATCTATTTCGTTTCCATCGATTCCTTTGATTGGGGTTTTTGGAGTGTCGAAGACAGGTAGGCCATAAGTATCAATGAATCCTTCGTACGACCATTCCATAGGTATGAACAAACTATATAATCCTGAATTAGTCTGTCCGTTGCGGTTTCTTTTCGTGACGTCTGAAGCATAATATAATTTTTTAAAATTGTCACCCCCTTTATCTAAAGCATTTGATGTTGAACCCATCATACACTTGCCAATAATCCTGCTACCTAATCTTAAACAGGTTTTAGTAACTCTCCAGTTATTTAATATATTATCAGGTCTCAACCATTTACCACTTTCATCATGAACTAGTAATTTAAGTTTTTCACCATCATAAGAGTTGTCTCCTGTATTCTTCCAATCTATTGTTGTATCAAGACCTTCAAGTTCTTCAGGGTTTTCTTGACTATCTAATTTTCTTCTTGTAAACTTTGAAGCAGGTACTCTATAAGCAAGTTCTGTTTTTGGTCTATCCATACCATCTTGTATGGGTTTAAAGAAGAAAGGATAGTTAAGAGAGATTGGAACAACTTTGTCGGTAAACATTGTTTTAGCATCTGCTCCAGCTTTTGATAAGATTCCAAATCGAGCATCACTTGATATAGTAGCTTGATTAACTAATTCTGCAGATGACATAAAAGAAAAACCGGAACGTCTATTTTTTAAATAACACATTCCATAACATCTTGGATCTGCTTTACAAGCTTCCCAAAATATAAAAAATAATCTATTTGATTCTCTAAAGTCTGGTGCGCCAACATCAATTTTGCTCCATTGCAAGTACATATAATGTGTACCAGTTATATATGTAGGACTTCCATTATTATAAAAAGAAAAACCCTCTTCTCTACGTTTAAACTCATGATCAACATAATCATACCATTTTTCCTTGAAATGATCTGGATATTTATTCCAATCAAATACACTTTTTATTTTTTCAAGTTCTTTTGGTATTTTTAATTGTTCCCAATATTGTTCTTCTTTTTTTGGCGCTCTTTTAAAAGATTCATCAATTAAAGGTAAAGCAATCCTTAAATTCTGTATCTCGTATATTTCTCCAATTTTACCTGTTTTGCTTATAATAATTAAATCATGCTCTTTATTATAACCGTATTTCCATTTATTATATCGGTTTTGTTGTTTAATAACCGATTGTTTTACATAGTCAGGGAGTATTTTATAAAGTGTTTGCTTGTACATTATTTAGATCTCCCTTCTGCAAAACCTTTAAAAGTCTTTATTGTAGGATCTTTATCTTCTTCTTCTAGCATACGGGTTTCATCCTGTATTCTACTTAGAATTTCAAAAGCATCAAATATAGCTAATTTCTTTGTTGCTGCAGCATTCTTTAATTTGTCTGCTGATAAATCATCATCACCATTATCTAAGATAGCCTCTTCTGCAACTTTAATTAATTCAAGAACTGCTTTGTGCCCAGACTGGATTATAGCTAGTTTCGTTTCCTTTATATTCATATTTAATTACAATATCATTAGATTTCATACAATAAAGTCTTTGTCCATCAATAACAAAGTCAAATTCTCCATAAGGAGTATATCCAACAAGGTCTCCCTCGTTTATTTTAAGCGCTTCTAAGGAACTATTTCCGTATTTTAGTATGCCAATAAGTTTTTGCTCTTTATCTACGTTTAAATAGTCTTTATTCTTAATTGGCTTAACAAAACATCTGTCCCCAAATGCTTTCCATTTACCTGTATTTTTATATAAATATATTTGATCCAGATCACAAAAATATAAATCATCTTTAAAGTATGATCTACTATTTTTTTTATTACCTCTTATATCATAAAACACTCTAAAAACATTATGGTGAATTACAACTATATCTCCAACTTTAATATTAGTTGAATAAGCCAAAGGTAATGCAACAACTTCAGCAAAATTATTTACAGATTTAAAACTTTCAATCTTAGTATTTACTATTAATTCTCTATCTGCAATCTTAACTTTGTTATTGTATCTTTCTCCTACAGGTTTAACTATAAAGCTAAATACACTTCGCATTAGTATTCTAAATCATATTCAACTGAAATAGCCATATTAGAATTAAACTTCTTCCATGGCATAACTTCGTCTTCTTTTTTAATATAAATATTATACGATGTATCACTATCATCAAATATAATATTGCATATTGCATGCCCTCCATAAACATTTTGACCTATTGAATAATGCATTGCTTCATTTTTATAGTCTGTACCTATACTAATTTTTCTAATAACAGAACTCATTAGTCAACTTTTTCTAATGTAACCTCCTCAGGTTTAGTTATATAAGTATAAGTTCCATCTTCAACATTAATATTTATATCACCATATTCTGCTTGCAATTCTGATTTGAATTCTTCTATTTTTTTATTTACTTCCGCAATTTGGTGTAAGAATCCATGTTTTTGAGATTCCAATATTCCTATATTAGATAATAAGGTATTCAAATCTTTTTGTTGATTAACAATAGTTTCTAATTGTTTCTCTGTAATTTTGTTTGTGTTTTCCATTTGATTTAATTTAATTATTTATGATAGTGTTAATAAGTATTTTAATTTTGCGGTTTCTCCAGATAATGATTGGGCAAGATTTGATATATCACCAAACTTTGCAGAATCGCCATATGCTTCTAAATCTTTAGAGAATTTCATTACTTCATCTGCAATAATCATTGCATCTGCCTTTGGAGCAATAGGGTCTATCTTTAATGATTGTATTCTTTTTCCAGTGTAACCCATTAATTTTTCAACTACATCATCTTTAAAGTCTTGTAAGAATTCATAAAATGCGCCTGTAGCTTTATGCTCTGCAAAACTTCTGGTTTCCCAGTGAATCATATGAATTTGTTCATGAAAGAACGCTAATTTACCTGCAATTTCTTCTGTTGTCATATTATTTTATTTTATTATTTATTAGTCAAAGCATGCATTATAAACAGGCCCTATTACCGGGTAAAGATTAGAACCTATACTAGGTTCTTCATCCGTAAAAGCCCCTAATAATGCCCTTGTACCAAAATATGGACTATAAACATAATTTCCAGATTGCCAGTCAACATTTTCCACAAATTCCGTAAAAGCACTTGGGATAACTCCATAAAGACAAACCTCATCAATTACAAACCAACCTGAGCGAAGATTAGATTCACCTCTACTAGTATTATTAGGCCAACCTATACCAATCCCCATTCTCATTAGTAAAGTGCTACTATATCAGAGCAGGTTGTTGCTCCTTCATCATAACCTGCCCATACATTACTAACTATAACAGGGAAAAATGTGCCGTCCGGGATATTGTGAAATATTGTATAAGTTTCTGGCCCTCCCACAACAGTGCAATATAAAGTTCCCCCAGTACCTATATATAATGCAGCTGATCCTAAATTTTCGCCTGGTATTTCGTTTGCAATATCACCAGTAGGTACTATATTTTTTGCTCTTGTTCCAAAATCTGGTTGATTACCATATTGTCCCATAATTTATTTTTTAAATATTCTATTATATATTGTTTGTTTCTTCATAGGTATCTCTAATACAGTATCACCTGGATAACTATAATCTTTACCTGGTTTCATTACTTTTGAATTACCTTTATTATCAATACCTAAAACGGGAAACTCCACATTTTTCATAGTGATTTCCCCGCTAGGTATTACATTATAAGGTCTATCTTTATCAGGACTATTTTTTTTATAACCTTTTGTAGATAGATTTTTCATTTAATATTTTTTCATTTTAGCCGGAGCTTTTTTCTTGTTTTGGCTTTTTAATTGGAAAACCCCATAAGAATTATTTTTCACTGCCTCTTTCTTTTTTTCTGCCGCAACTTTTCTAGTTGTACCTGCATTATTTGGCGTTGAAGTTACTTCTACTTTTCTAGTTAAAAGCTTCTTTCTTTCTTCAGCTTTTCTATTCCTGTTTTCTAAAGCTTTACCACTTAATCCATTTGCACTTGCACTACCTTCTTCTGCTTGAGAATATTTTGCATTAATGGATTTGTTATAAGCATTTGTGCCCTTAACATAACTATTAGCAGAAACATTACTTGAAGTTACATTTGCTTTTGTTGAAGTTTTCCCAGCATTAGCCCCTATATAACCTCTTGTAACTTTTGCCTCAGTTACAGCTCCCATTACTGGTGCTTGAGATTCTTCTATTATTGTTTTAGGAGGAGTACCAGGCGTACCAGGTATTATTTTATCAGGCGTGCCAGGCGTTGCTGGTGTCCCTTTTGTTTTATTAGTATATTCTTGGCCCTTTGGTGTTTTTAAAAACTTTTCCCAAGCAGCATTAGACGCTTTAGGACCTCTATAAGTATCCGGTTTACCAGGTTTACCAGGACTACCAGGACTACCTTTTATTATAGTTGCTGATGTTCCAGAAGTTCCAGGAACAGTCGTAGTTTTAGTTGTTTTTTCAAAAATTTCGCCTGAAGCATTTTTTACTTTCTTTGTTTTTGATCCTGATACAGGATTTGTTTGTAAAAAAGCCGATGGTAGCCCATTTCCAGTTTGTTGAAGAGGCGATCTTCCAGGGTTTAAATTAAATGCCATGTTTTATTGGTTTATTTTTTATTATTTTATTTTTGTGTACGTTATAATCACATTGATGTCCCCTTCTACAACTCTCTGTAAAGTTGTTTTGTTTATAATAGTAAAACTACTTGCTGTAATCCATTTGTTTTCTATTGAGACCTCTTTAACAAATATATTATTTTGATTTATCTTAAATTCAATTAGTTGTAACGGCTCTCCTGTGCTTCCGCAAATGTCCTGCATCTGCAAATCCCCGTTTGAGTTTTTCCAAAAAAACAATTGACTTGATTCCTGATCTGGTTCCCAATAACCAATTAAATCATTTGTATTAATTTTTGTTTGTGAAAAAACACTTAAACTAAGTAATGTAATTGCGATAATAAAGATTGCTTTTTTCATAATATATTAAATTAAAGTTATATATTATTATTATTACGCGTATTTATTGCTTTTTATAAGCTTCCATTTCCCAAGGCAGGTTTTTTGCTCCCTCTTTCATTTTAGAACGTGGATATTTTTTACCTTTCCAAATAACGTGAGAATCCGTATAATCCAAATCTCCACGTTTCATTTGATCTATATGTACTTTCTCGTGTGATATAGTTTTATTCTTTTTTAATTCTAAAGGAGATATATTTTTATTCACTAATATAGTTCCATTAGATTGCGCCATACCTAAAATATTGCCGTCCATATCGGTACTATATACAGGAGTATTATCCACATTATATGGAAATCCTTTCATTTTAAAAGACATATAAATAATAAATATTATTAAATTCCCTATAAAAGTATATCTATAGGGAATTTAAATTAATATTATGCTATCGCAACAGCAGAAATAGTAACAGTACTAGGCACTGTCACGGGTACGCAAATAGGCCCCGGAACAGTAAGGATAGCCTTATTGATAGCAGCTAATAAAGCAGCTCCTTGAGTAGATCCAACTGTGAACGTAAAAGTTTTGCCAGCTCCAGCTAAAACCACTGTAGTTGAAGTAGCTAATGTGCCAAGTAAATTATCCGTACTGATTAATACTTCTGGTGTAGCTGCAACTCCTGTTACAACTGAAATAAATTTTGCCATTTTGTTTTGTTTTAGTTTTGTTTATTGTTTATATATAAAGAATGTTAATAACTAACATTTTTTCATTTTCGTAGGAGGCATTTTTTTTGCTTCCTTTTTTTCAAAAGTTTTAGTTTCTTTTTTTTCATGCTTAGCCATAGCCGCTTTAGAAGGATAAGTTTCAACTTTACCTTTTTCATAACTACCCTTTTCTACAATTTTTTTACCTGGTTTAGGTTTTATTTGTAAAGCAGGAGAAGTCGTAGTTTTCTTTTTTGGATATTCGCCTTTTACAATATACCCTGTTGGTTTTTTAATTGCTTTCATTTTATATTAAATGTTAAATTTTGGTTTAGCTCTTTGTGTTATTGGTTGAGCATTATATTCTGGTTTGATATTATTAAATACTATTCCATCTTTTCCGGCACTCCAACCTTTACCTTTAGGCAAAGCGGTAGTATCAAATGGACCATTCCATAATGCATTTGCGCCCACTCCTTGTAGTGAAGCTTCTTTGTCCTCCCATGTCATTGGGTGTTTTTTAATATTTAGATTCATAATTAGTAGTTATTTATATCGTAAGGTGGAACAATAGGTGTATCAACTCCAGTTGGTGGTGGTATAGGAGATACTCCAGGATTAGTTGCTAATGTATTTGTTGGATTATAAGGATTGTTAACATTTCTTGTAAATGTATTTGGCACCTGTGTTCCAAACATACCTTGTATATTATTTGTATTTGTAAATCCTTTTGGATTTATAGGTGTTGGATTTAGTTCATTCATTATTTCTTGTTTTATCTTTATTTACGTTTTCTATAGCAGTTATCATAAGATTGTCCATATAAGTTTTACCGCTCATTATAATATTTCTATGACTTGTTGGCAGATCTTCTTTACCAAGCATTATACGGTACATCCTACTTATTAGTTGTTTACACTTAAATGAAACTTTATATATATTGTATTTTTGGGTTGTATGGTTTCTATTTCTCCAAACCACTATCCACCCTTCTTTTAATAAATTGTTCCAGCGTTTATTGTCCCAACTGTAAGCATAAGTACCTATTTTATAATCTTGTTTGGTAAAGAACTCCATACAATCAAAATAGATTAGTAATTCTAAATCTGCATCTGTTAAATCATTATTCCTACAAGCCCATCTACGTATTATCCTATAATGTTTTAACAAACCTATATCTCTAATGTCAGAGGGTTCTAAACGGCTCATAATACTACTACAACATCGTCTAACCGTATAACGTAATAAGTTTCTTTACCAGGTTCTATTTTATGACCATTGTGTCTATCATAAAATATACTATCCCCCTCTTTAACGCCCACTACCTCATCACCAACACTAATAACTTTGGCTTCTATATATCTAATATCCTCTCTGTGATTTTCAGCCAGTAGAAGACCTCCTTTTGTTTCTGTAGTGCCTTCTTTTATTTTCTCTATAATTAATCTTTTACCAACTGCTTTCATTATGCTCTCAAATTATTGATTACACAATCAGTTGATAATATAGTTGTTGCTACAGATGCTGCATTTCTTAATGCACTTTTAGTAACAAGTAATGGATCAATTATTCCCGCTTTAATCATATCAACAGTTTCTCCTGTTACAACATTAAGACCGTAACCTATACCAGATATAATATTATGCGATACTTCTTCAATTCCTGCATTATCTAATATAGTATTAAAAGGTGCCCTAATAGAATCTAGCAATATCTCTTCTCCAATAGAGAATGTATCTATATTATATGAAGCATTTAATAAAGCAATCCCTCCACCAGGCACAATACCTTCTTTAATTGCTGCCTTAGTTGCGCAAATAGCATCTTCAATTCTATCTGCTTTTTCTTTTAACTCTATCTCTGAATTAGCACCAACTTTAACCAATGCAATTCTACCCGTTAATCTTGCTAATCTTTTTTCTAACTTTATTACTCTTGTTGCTGGAGGATTTTCTAATAAAGATTTTTTAATGTCATCTATAATCTCCAATACCTTCTCAGGTGTTTCACTTATATGTAATATTGTTTCTTCTTGGCTAGTAATACTCTTAACACAAGTGCCAAGTAACTCTGGTTGTATTAAATCTAAATCATCCCCAAGATCCTCATTAATTACAGTTGCTCCTGTAAGTAATGCTAGATCATCAAATATTTCTTTTCTATTTACACCAAATGTAGGAGCATCAATAATATTTATTTTTATATTACCTTTTAACTTATTCATTGCTAATGTAGATAATGGCATTGCTTCCATATCTCCAATTATAAGTAATGACTTGTTATTCTTTATAACATATTCTAATATTGATTGTATTTGTCTTATGTTATCTATTGGTGATTCAACTAATAATACTAATGGATTATCTAATTCGGCAGTTTTGTTTTTTTGATTAGTTACAAAGTGCATGTTCTTTAATCCCATATCACATTGAATACCCTCAACTAATTCTAAACTAGATTCAGGATTAGATGATGTTTCCATCATTACAACTCCTGTATTTCCAACAGATCTAAACGCGTCTCCAACTAATTTACCTAATTCAGGATCATTATTAGTAGATATAGTTGCAATTTGATCTAACATATTATCATCAACAGTTATACTTATCTTTTCTAAGTAATCTATTACTTTATCTACTGCTGAGTTTATACCTTCTTTTATTTTTCTTTCATTTGGATTTTCAACCTTATAAGCATTCTTTAAAATAGCGTGCGCTAATACTGTTGCTGTTGTTGTTCCGTCCCCTGCTTCTCTAACGGTTTTTCTTGCTGCTTCTTTTAATAATGTAGCCCCCATATTTTCTACAGGATCTAATAAAATAATAGAATCAGCAACTGTTACACCATCTTTTGTAATTATAGGTCTACCAGTTGTGTCTTCTAAAAGAACACATTTACCACTTGCTCCCAATGTAGAACTAACTGCCTTTGCTAGTTTTTCTATTCCAGCAAATACTTTATTGCTAGCTTCTTTTCCAAAACTTAAATTTTTGACTATAGCGTCTGACATAATTTTATTTGATTAAATTGATATAACTTATATATCACCTGTTTTTATTTTTTTTTACCTATCCTTGCCCTCTAGATAACTTCTTATAATTTTTAGATGTTTTTAAATTAGACGTTTTAGATTTAGCGTGAATACCCGGTCTTTCAATATTTTTTACAACACGCTGAGTAGTCGTTGTTTGTTTCGCCATAATAAATATATAATTAATATTAATAATATCCACCAAAATAAACTCCAATAATTTTGTTTTTTATCAATTATTTTTGTTTTGCCAACTTGGTGTTCTTTTGTCTTTACTTTAGATGTTGCTACAGAATCAATACGTTTAATATTAGACTCCTTTTTATTATTTGTATATAATGTATTAGATTTATTTTTTTTAATCTTTAAAACAACATTTTTATAACTTTTACCATCAACTATAATTGTTTTACTTGAATCAATTGGTATTATAGTAATTTCACTACTATCGGCATTTATAATTACTTTGGTAGAATCAGTTTTATTTACCGTGTCTATTTTTGTAACTACAATTTTTGTTTCTGCAATACTATCTTTCTTTATATCGGTTTTATCAACTAATACTTTCCTGGAAGAACAAGAAAACAATGTTATTAATATTATAAATATAATTTTTTTCATTATGATTGTATTGATAATGTTATATCTTTTGCTCTTTGCATTTTTTTAAATAATTTTTCAAATGCTTTTCTTGATTGCCCTATAAATTCTTTGTGCCTTGTTTGTCCAACTAATATACAACCTTCTGTATCATGATTGGTATTACCCGCATGTATGCGCACGCCTTCAAATCCTGGTACATTTAATAATAAAGGTAATTGTCTTTTAAATCTATTTGATTCATTTATTATTACTTTATATGTGCCTTTAGGAATTGCAGTCTCTCCTTTTATTTTTACAGGTCTTTCTACATCCTCCAATGTAAAACATTCAAATATACCATCTACGGTCATTTCACCTATTATGGATTTTTCTCCTTTGTAAAGTCTTCTTATTACTATTAACATATTTATAAACTTAATATTTTTTTAATAATTAATCCCAATGTAACGAAAGCTACACCTGTTGCACCTCTTCCCCAAAACTTAGCAGTTTCAAAATCATTTTTAATTTTAGCAATTTCAACTTCCATATTATTTATTTTTTCTTCATTAAGTTCCATTAACCTAACAAATCCTTTATTCCCATTTAATGCGGAACCGCCTAATAATATTTTTATTTCTTTAACGCTATCTTTAATATCGGCCATGTCCTGCTTGTACAACCTAAAATGGTGCTCAAGGCGATCTAGTCTTTCGCTATCTTCACTCATAACTAAAATTTAAATTGGTTCGTTATTATTGTTGTTTTTCATTTTAGAATATACTGTAACAGAATCTAACACTGTTTGACTGCTTAAATATGTAATTGCAATTAATGCCCAGTCTGATGACTCTAAGTCTGCAAACATTAATAAACCACTAGCTATTAAGAAAACAAATAATTTTCTACTTATCCATTTATTTATCAATGCGTCTAAATTTTTTCTTCCCATACTAAAAATTATTATATATTATATGATATTATTTGTCCATTCTACTGTATCAAGAATAGATATTAATTCATCATAAGTTACTACTTTTATTACTTCTAATGGCCCTAAAAATTTTGCAATATCATCACAATCAAATTCTACAAAAGTCAATAATCCATCAATAGATTTTCTAACTGTATCAATAGAAGTTTCTTTTACTTGTGTAAAATCTATTTTAGTTGCTTCTATAAATGTTAATATTGCATATAATCTATAATCCATATCTTGACCTATTAGCGTTAAAATTTTGTAATATTTCTGCTGCAGTTAAAACTCTATTATATTGTTGATATTGTTGAATATAGCCATTAAAATACCCTAATGCAAAAGTTCCTTCAATACCTATTCTTCCCGTTCCTGTTGAAACTGCAGTTGCGGCAGGGAATGGGGATACTGTATTATTAACAACTCCATTTATATACCAAGTTGCACTTGATGGTGAAGAATTATAAACAAGACATATATTGTGCCAATTATTTATATTTATTATTGCTGTTGAAACAACTGTATTACCCCCTGTATGATAATAAGTTACAGTATTAATAGATTGATTTATCCTAATTGCCCAACCTGAATTTCCTGCTGGTGGTCTCACGCCACATATACCTCTTTGTGTTGTAGATTTTGGATATATCCACATATTTATTGATTTTGAAGTAGTTCCTGATACATTTAAATCTGCATCAATATAATCATTAGTTCCATCAAATGAAAATGTTCCACCATTACTAGTATCAAAAGCAACACCATTTACTAAAGTGCCATTTGTATTATTTCCACTTAAATCAGTTACAGTTGTACCGGTGGTTGGGTAACTTCTTAATTGTGCTGCATCATAGTTTATTAATAAACCACTTGTAACTATTTGCTGACTGCTATTTACAATTCCATTAACCATATTATGCGTTTAAGTTACCCCATAAATACCATTCGTCTGCTCCTACTTTTGTCAATGTAACTGCCCCATAGCGAGCATTAATTTTTAACCAACTATTAGTACTTCTAATTGTTACACCACCTGTTGCTAATATTGAAGTTTGCCCTGCTCCATACTGAACAACATCAATTTGTGTTCCTATTGCATATGCTACTGAACTATTTAAAGGTATGGTTAAATTGTTTGCAGTTGCTACGTTCATTTCAACTAATTTATCAGCATCAGATAATACTAAAGTATAAGATGAAGTTTGTCTATTAAAAGATTTTAATTTATTTTGTTTAGTATCAATCTGTGTTTGAATAGTACTTGTAACGCCCTTAACATAACTTAATTCTGTAAGACTTGGATACGTTGCAGTATCTAAAGTTTGAATATTTTTACTAGCATCTAATGCTAATATTTGAGATGCTGTTAATGAACTTAATATTGGAGCAGTTGACAATGTTTTTGCTCCTGCTATTGTTTGAGCGCTTGTTGTTATAACCCCTCTTGCTGTTGCGCTTGCAGATGGTAAGTTTAATGTGTGAGTAGTTCCTGATGAACTAATTGCAAAATCTGTACCTGTTGTTCCTGTTACTAATGTTTGAACAGAACCTGTTAAACTATTTAAAGCAGTGATTCCTGTTCCTGCCATTATTCCACTCTGTTGTGTAATACTTAATATAGTGGATTGAACAGCAGGGTGTGCAAATGGACTTGTTTGAGCAGTTTCATTTATAATAGACATATTAATATCTGCGCTCGCCCAATATAATTCTATTATATCTCCTGCTATTAATTCTATAAGATAATTCCAAGCAGCCATCATATATGCAGGAGCATTTCCTTGTAATGAAATAATACCTGCACTTGCAGTTACATCAGTTCCATTTTTTCTCAACCAAAAATGTACATAATCAACTCCTGCATCACTCTTATCCATTTGAGAAGAAAACTGTAAATTGTAAATTCCTGTATTAGAAACTACAATTTGAGAAGTCATTGTTCCTGTATATGTAGCAGAGGTTTTAAGTTGAGAAACTGACACTACATAAGTACCTATACCACCTGTACCACTTGTAAATGCAGATATGAAAGTCCCTGCAGTTATACTACCACCTGTTAACACCATCCCCACTTTTAATGTTCCTGATGTAACACTTGTAACAGTTAATATAGTTCCTGCTCCTGCGCCACCATTATTAATAGTCCCTGTAAAAACAGCAGTTTCTGTTTGTAAAGAGAATCCATTAGCTAAATCTGTAGTGTCAAATTTAACTGCTCTTGGTATATTTGCTGTAGGATTATCTTGTGTTGTACTATCTGATATTGCTAAATAATACCCTGTTGGTGTAGCCGCAGTATTAGTTCCCCATTTTAATCCTGTTGATGTTGTACTATCTGCTATTAATATTTGTGTATCAAGTCCTATAGGAAGTCTTGCGTTTGTTGAATTAAATGTATATAAATCTCCCTTAGTAGTAAGTGGAGAAGAACCTGAAGCATTAAGTGTCCCTCCTGATAAAGTAAGTCCACTACCAATGGTTATCTCTTCCATTACACCTGTACCTAAAGAACTTCTACCAATAAGTTTATTAGTAGACATAGATGTAGATATTGTAGGAGATTGTCCTTCTGTTGAAGTTATAGGTCCTGTTGCATATACATTATTAACACCAGGTGGATCAATCCAAGCCAACCCTGTTGTAGTTGTGTTATCAACTGATAATAATTGTTTTCCTGATCCAACAGGTAATCTTGTATCAGCAGTTGCGTTTCTTGTATATAAATCTCCTTTAGTAGTTAATGGAGAAGTGAATGTTCCTGAATTAAATAGTGTACCTCCTGATAAAGTTAATCCTTCTCCAATAATTATTTCCTCCATTACGCCTATACCTGCAGTGCTCCTACCAATAAGTTTATTAGTATTCATACTTGTAGAAATTACAGGAGTATTACCCCCCGAAGAAGTAATAGGAGATGTTGCTGTTACAGATGTTACTGCTGAAGTTAAATATGTATTACTGTCTAAAGTACCATTGCCCTTTACAAATTGAGATGATGTGCCTGATATATATGATATTGTCCCTGCAGTTGATTTAACTATTCCCGTTCCTGATAATGCATTTTGTTTAGCATTCCACGTTGAAGCACTAGCTATTCTTGAATCTGCAAGTGTACCTGTCCATCCTAAAGTTAATGATACTCCTTGTAATAAAGCAGTAGAAGGACTTCCTCCTAATGTTAATGTTACATTTGTATCATCTGTTTTTGTAAGAGCAGATGGTGTAATAGTTGGTATATCAGAAGTTGTAGCAATAGTATATGATCCTGAGCTCTTGTCTGGAAACTCTAAAATAATACCTGATCTTGTTACATTTGTATTTTTTAAATAACTCTCTACAGTTCCATTGTTTAATCCTAAATAACCTGAGTTATCTAAATATGCGTATGTTCCTGTTGTATAATTTTCAGTACCTATAGCGGTTGATAATACTTGACTAAAATTATCCAATAAGGATCCTACTGTAATTGTATTTGTAGTTATAGATCCAATATCAGTTACTTCTTGAAGATTTGGAACAGTAATTGTAGGAAATGTAGCTAATGACCCATCCCCTCGTATATATTCAGATATTGTTCCGGTTGGTGTTAAAAAGTATGGTGTTAATTCAGTTGTTACATAATTAACTAAATCTGTTTGATTATTTATATCCCCAGTTATAGTTCCCCAAATTGCAGGAGCAACTTCTGAACTTAATACAAATGATATTAGATCATAATATTGTTTATCTCCTATAGTTCCATTGCCTCCAATAAATTCTAAATCTAATTCATAGAATGCCGATGTGCCTATTTGCGTATATCCAATTATTTTATAATGCCCAAAAAAGTTTGGTTGATTTTGTTGCGACAATAATACCTGACTATTATTTAAATAGTTTAAGAATATAGTTATATTTGCAGTAGACAAATCAATAGCCGAAACAATTAATTTAGTTATTGCAGAAAATGCAGTCCCATCTCCTAATCCCCCTTCAAAAGCAATAGTCTTAGGTATATTAGGTACAATAGTAAATTGGAATGACATCTGCCCCCCAATAGCTACCTTTGAATTTATATTTAAATAGTCAGCAACTCCTTGAGCAGTATAGTTTACAGTTCTATTGTTATTTGCTTTAGTTCCTACAAATAAATCCTGATCCTCAATAGGTACACCTCTTGGATATGAATTAGATATTGGCATTTATATATTATTAGTTATAAACTCTTATTTCTAGTGTTGTTATTCCCATTTGATCATTTGCTACTAAACCTGCGGTATTGTAAGTTACTAATACTACTCTATCAATAGTAGTTGAAAAAGCTTTAAAAAGTTGACTTGACGTGCCTCCCCAAAGCATTGCTATTGTTTTGTTAATGGTAAATTCACCCGCTAATACAGCATTATAAAGACCAGGCCCTGTATACTCAAATGTAACAGTTCCACCAAGCGTATTTTCCAATACAGTAGCAACCGGAGCATTTGTTCCAGATTGCGTTAATATGGCTGTATATACTCTATAAGCAGGGGTTGGTATATCGGTAGTTAAAGCTAAAGTTCCGGCTTGATCAGGAAATTGAAAAATTCTATCTTGAGTTGTTAATAAATTTGATTTTAATATTGCAAAGTATCCTGTACCATTTGTTTTTAAATTTAATCCAGAATTTGTACTAAAACCAACTTGTTTATTTGTAACATTATCAAATATAGATATAGTGCTTGCTGTTATTTGATTAAAAAACTCAAATCCGCCTCCTTCGTAGGTAATTTCCAATCTATCATTAGCTAAATAACTACTTTGAACAGGATCATCACCAATATAAATAGGGGTCGTACTTATATTTCCTTCATCAACAACTTCTTGAAATGTTGGAGTCCCTGGTATATCATTAATGGTTGCTACATCAATACCATTAATTTGTATTTGATCAGTTGTATTTGCTCCTTGTTCTGTAACTTCTTGAAGTGTTGGAATAGTACCAACTTGTTCTTGCACCAAAGTAACAATATCAGATATATAAAAAGAATTTGTAGAGATGCCTTCATTCTCTCTAAATTTTGCTCCTAATACCATATCATTTACGGTAGGGACTGCATGCGGATAACTATATATTATTGCCATTGTTATTTACCTTTTACTTTATTAAGATTTGGATTTGCTCTCTTTGCAGATGAAGATGCCTTACGTGTCCCTGCTGCTAATATTGCCGATGCGTTTTTAAGAGGTATCCCCTGCTTTGCTGCAATTGCTTTTGCCCCTGCTTTAAACCCCATTCCTTTTTTAGTTGCCATAATTATCTAAATGTTTTATTATAACCTATATTAGCCATTAAATTAGGTTTGCTTTTATCTGTACCAGATACACCTACCCCAGCATGAAATCCACCCTTATTAAATCCAATGCCCGCATTGTATGATTTGCCCATAGGAGATACATTAGCTCCAGCATTTGCACTTAAGTTTCCAGAAGCGGCGCTTAGTGATGGTGAAATCATTTTTCGTTCTTTGTCTATATTTAAATCTGCACTAAAACTTTTTTCTTGATGAAAAGGAGAGTTATAGTTTCTTCCTGAACAATGCTTCAGTATTGTAGGTTTCATAATTATTTTTTTTTAGTTTTTGCTTTTATTTTTTTTGCTTCGGAGAGCATAGTTTTAGTAGGTTTTTTACCAGAACCTTTATTGTCTCTAATATTATCCCAAAGCCCTCTTTTAGAATAAG